ATGGAAAAGCAGAAGAAATATCTGGAACTCCAGCGAGATATTAAAAACCTTACTCCGAAGAAAGTATCTAAGGGTCAACAGATTGTTGATTCGCTTATGAAAAAAGTCATTGAACCGGCAGCAACTGAGGCCGGCAAGAAGCTTTTAACTCAGTATTTAACTGAGGCTGGTGCGCAAGCACTTGGTAAAACCGCCAAGAAAGAAGCCTCTAAAATAGAGAAGACAGTCAATGATAGCGCCGAAAGAGTAAAGGCAAAAGAAGAGAAAAAGGCAGCTAAACAGCAGGCTAAAGAAAAGTCTAAAGCCGAAAAACAATCTAAAAAGCAACATAGTAAGGATAAAAGTGATACCGAAACTGTTAAAGCCAAAATAGTTAAGGATCGAAATACTTCAAATAAAGAATCTAACGCAAAAACTAACAGTTTTTTAGGTGATATGCATCTGAATGAAGATGGCGTGTATGAATACGGCAGCTCGACTGTTACTAGTTTAGCCACGACCAGAAATACTTCTTCTGGTAGATCAACTGTATCTAAATACCTCAACTCTCCTGTTAGTGGACTACTCCCGTCTTCAAAGGACGATGATGACTAATGCTCTCCAATACTGCAACACCAAAATACTACGGTGAATTCAGAGAAAAAGTCCTTCGAGGAGAAATTCCGGTTTGTAAGGAAATCTCAATGGAGATGAATCGAATTGATCAGCTAATCGCCAATCCAGGTATTTGGTATGACGATGAAGCTATCGATGGGTTTATCGCTTATTGCGAGAATGAACTTACTCTTACTAATGGCGAAGACCTATATCTATTAGACTCATTTAAGTTATGGGCTGAGCAGCTCTTTGGATGGTATTACTTTGTTGAGAGAAGTGTGTATATTCCGTCCAAGGATAACCATGGCGGTCGATATGTTAATAGACGAATCAAGAAGCGCCTGGTTAACAAACAATATCTGATCGTTGCTCGTGGTGGAGCTAAGTCCATGTATGCTTCGCTAATTCAGAGTTACTTTCTTAACGTTGATACAAGTACTACCTATCAAGTCTGCACTGCACCCACAATGAAACAGGCAGATGAAGTCATGAGTCCTATACGCACCTCTATCGCAAGAGCAAGAGGCCCTCTGTTTAGATTCCTCACCGAAGGTTCTCTCCAAAATACCACTGGCGCGAAAGAAAACCGTGTCAAGTTAGCCTCTACTAAAAAGGGCATTCAGAATTTCCTTACTAATTCCATGGTTGAAGTACGTCCCATGCGAATCGACGCGCTTCAGGGTCTCCGTGTTAAGATTGCCACCGTTGACGAATGGCTTTCTGGTGATGTTCGAGAGAATCCCATCGAGTGCCTTGAGCAGGGTGCTACCAAAGAACAAGGTACCGCGGAGAATAATGACTGGTTAATTGTTGCCATTAGCTCTGAGGGTACTGTCCGTAATGGATCTGGAGATACAATCAAAATGGAATTGATGAATATTCTAAAAGGAGAGTATCCAAACCCTCATGTATCTATTTGGTGGTATAAACTTGATTCCATTGAGGAAGTTAATGATCCTGAAATGTGGATCAAGGCTCAGCCTAACCTTGGTAAGACTGTTACCTATGAAACTTATCAGCTAGCTGTTGAGAAAGCCGAGAAAGTTCCTTCTGAGCGTAACGATATTCTTGCAAAGCGATTTGGCATTCCTATGGAAGGTTATACATATTTCTTCACTTATGAAGAAACGTTACCTCAGGATCGTAAGCGAGATTATTGGAGAATGTCTTGCTCTATGGGTGCCGATTTGTCTCAGGGCGACGATTTTTGTTCATTCGTATTTCTATTTCCTTTATCACGTGGAGAGTTTGGCATAAAGACTCGCAATTATATAACCGAATACACTCTCACTAGACTCCCGAGTGCTATGCGGCAGAAGTATGAGCAGTTTATCGCAGAAGGTAGCTTGATAGTTATGTCTGGTACTGTACTGGATATGATGGAAGTTTATGAAGATTTGGATCGTCATATTACCGAACATGAGTATGATGTTCGATCCTTCGGATACGACCCTTATAACGCTAGAGAATTTGTTCAGCGTTGGGAACAGGAGAATGGTCCATTTGGTATTGAGAAAGTTATTCAGGGTTCTAAGACTGAATCCGTCCCTCTGGGTGAGTTGAAGAAACTTGCCGAACAGAGGGCTTTGTTGTTTGATGAGGAGCTGATGTCTTTTGCAATGGGTAATGCTATTACTATAGAAGATACCAATGGCAATCGTAAACTTTTGAAGAAACGCTATGAGGCTAAAATTGACCCAGTGGCATCCATGCTAGATGCTTTTGTAGCATGGAAATTGAATAAAGATGCATTTGAATAAAAAGGAGGTGCTATAGTGCCAAATGAGTATATTCTAATCACTAATGGAGAACTTTATCATCACGGTATTAAAGGCATGAAATGGGGAGTTAGACGGTATCAGAATCCTGATGGATCTCTTACGATAGCTGGTCAGAAACGTCTTATGAAAGCGGACCAAAAATGGGCTAAGAAGAAGACTGACAAGATCACTGCTCAGGCTAAGAAAGCCTCACAGCGAGAGCTTGATAATTACGGCAATGAGCTCTTAAAGCTTCCGGGCGCTTTTAAATCCAATGGTAAGCTCAGTGCTCAGACTATAAATGCTTACAACAAAAAGATGGCGGAATTGATGAGCCAGAAAACTTCGAGCATTCGAGCTCCTTCTGGTAGAGTCGTATCCTTTGTTGCAAAACGTGGTGAAGTCGGCGTCTTTATGGCACTCTCTAATTCTGGCTATGATCCGAACCAGTACAAGCAGGGTATCTATAATGATGGCCGAATTGCATATAGAAAAACCCACGCAAGTAAGATGGATATTTAGGAGGAAACTTCAATATGGAAAAACCCACATTAATGAACCGGCTGAAAGCCAGCTGGAACGCTTTCAGGAATCGCGATCCTACGATGTTCTACAATGAACCCGGCATGAGTTATTCCTATCGGCCAGATAGACCTCGATTTTCTAGAGGCAATGAGCGTACTATTGCAACTTCTGTCTTTAACAAGATAGCAATGGATGTTGCTGCTGTTGACATTAGACATTGTAGAGTAGATGAAAATGGTCGTTATATAGAGGATGTTAATTCAGACCTCAATGAATGCTTAACACTCGAAGCGAATATTGACCAGACTCATCGAAGTTTTAGGCAAGAGGCAGTCATGTCTATGTTTGATGAAGGGGTGGTGGCGATTGTCCCTATTGAAACTAAAGGTGATCCCACATTCTCAAGCTCTTTCGACATTCGATCTATGCGAACTGGTAAAATTATCGAATGGTTTCCTCGTAGCGTAAAGATCGAGGTCTATAACGACATTACTGGTCGTAAAGAGCAGATTATCATGCCTAAGAAGTCAGTGGCAATTATCGAGAATCCACTATATTCGGTTATTAACGAACCGAACTCCACACTGAAACGCCTCGTAAGAAAACTTGCTTTGCTGGACGCCATTGATGAACAGTCTGCCTCTGGTAAGCTAGACCTCATTATTCAACTTCCTTATGCTGTTAAAGGTGAATTAAAGCAACAACAGGCTGATAAGCGAAGAGATGCTATTGTTGATCAGCTTAAAGGACCGTATGGTATTGCGTATATCGACGGAACTGAGAAGGTTACTCAGCTTAACCGCCCCGTTGAAAATACTCTGACCAAGCAGATTGAGTATCTTACAGATACCTTCTATAGTCAGATTGGTATTACCTCAGCTATTATGGATGGGACCGCTGATGAAAAAACAATGCTCAACTATAATAACCGCACGGTTGAGCCTATTGTTTCGGCTATTGTCAATGCAATGAAACGTAGCTTCTTGAGTAAAACAGCTCGAACTCAGGGTCAAACCATTATGGCATTCCGAGACCCCTTCAAGCTCGTTCCCGTTAACAATATTGCTGAGATCGCTGATAAGTTCACTCGCAATGAGATTCTTACCTCTAACGAGATTCGTCAGATTATTGGCTTTAAGCCGTCTAAGGATCCTAAGGCCGATCAGCTTGTTAATAGTAATATTGCTCACTCTAAGGAAGAAGCTGCTCCAACGGTTGATTCCAAAACTGGTGAGCCAATCAATGATGAAACTCAATTTACTGTTATGGATATATAAGGAGGAAACGTCAAAATGGTAGTTAATGACTATGATTTTGGTGGCTGGGCTACCAGAGCCAATATGCTGTGCTCTGATGGACGAACTATCATGGAAAATGCTTTTGCCGACCAGGATGGACAGACCGTACCCCTGGTATGGAATCATCAGCATAATTCTGTAGATAACGTCCTTGGCCATGCGCTTCTTGAAAATCGATCTGAAGGCGTGTACGCCTATTGCAAGTTTAACGAGAGCGAGACTGGCAGAATGGGTCGAGAAGCAGTCAAGAATGGCGATATTAACCAGCTATCTATTTACGCCAATAAGCTTAAACAGCAGGGCGGAAATGTTATTCACGGTGCTATCCGTGAAGTTAGCCTGGTCCTGGCCGGAGCTAACCCTGGAGCATCTATCGATTCTATCATGTGTCATAGTGAAAATCCTGATGAGGAAGGAATCATCTACACCGGCGAAGATATAGAACTAGTTCATAGTGAAGACGAGAATTCCAATGAGGAAGATACGCTGGCTCATGCTAGTAAAGATAAGAAAACTGATGAATCCGATGAAGATATGAACAAGGAGGAACCTGAGATGGCAGAAGCCGAAACCAAGACTGAAGAGACCACTAAGGAAGAGCCTAAGAAGGAGAAGACCGTGCAGGCCATCCAGGATAAGCTGTGGGGCAGCGAGACCGCCGACGCCAGCCTGCCCACCCCGGACGAGCTGATCCAGCTGATCACCACCAGCGAGAGCGCAGAGTAAGAGCGCGGATCTGAAAGGAGAAGAACGATGTACAAGAAAACCATGGAGACCGTGGACTTTGGCGGCACCAAGCGCACGGAGGACTACTACTTTAACCTGACGGCGGCGGAGCTGATGGAAATGCAGCTTTCCACTGAGGGCGGTTTCAAGGAAATGATCGAGCGGATCGTGAACGCCAGCAACCAGGTGGAGATGACCAAGCTCTTCAAGACCGTGATCTGCAAGGCATACGGCGTGCTGAGCCCGGACGGCCGGAAGTTCATCAAGAACCAGGCCGTTTTGGATGATTTCCTGGCCACGCAGGCCTACAGTGACCTGTACATGGAGATGCTGACCGACACGAATGCCGCCACCGAGTTCTTTAACAACG